ACAAAGTAGTATTTTTATCCTAAAATTAGAGAGGTAACCTTCTTTAATTAAATCATCTGTTTTAGTTACTTGTTCACACTTGCCAAACAAACCCTCTAGCACCCATTTGTGAGTCTTGCTCCCATCTAGAGTACCAGTAAAACCAAACCTATACTTGGCATTGTGTAACTTAGTCATGATACCTGTCAATGACTTTGACTTAAAGAGGTGTGCTTCATCACCAATTACACAATCTATGTCATCAAAATATCTTTTAGGAAACTTGTAGATAGATTGCCACGTTGATATAATAATAGGTTTGTCCGTATTCTTATCTTTACCAGAGTAAATCTTATGAACAAAGTCGTTAGCATTCCACCCGTAAGAAATAAAATCATTGACCATCTGCTCAACGAGGGATGTAGTTGGGACGACTATAAGTATCTTCTTTGCGGTGGCAGTATAGTATCTGACTATGGAGTAGATCATCAGGGATTTTCCAGATCCCGTAGGAGAAAGTAATAACTTACGATTGTTCTTTATTGCTTCATAGACAGCATGATATTGATAATCTCTAGGTTCTATCTTAGAGATTTTTTTCATGTAATGTTTTACTGCTGGTAGTGAGACTAACTTATTGTCTTGACTTATGTCTCCGTACCAATCATTCTTTTCATACTCTACAATGTATTGCTTCTCTGCTGCCCACACCTGTAGATGATCTAATAACCCATGATACAAATCTCCTGTAGCAGGGGAGTATAGACGTATAGTTCCATCCCAGTATTTGTATCTGGGATTCTTTTTTAAATACTTTGCTTCTGGTACTTCAAATGTGAAGTAGTCAGCTAGTTCTCTATGGACGTATTCTTCATCAGAATGAATAGTTATATAAACTTCATTCTTTTTCTTTACTGTAAGATGTGTCATTATTGTCCATTAACAAACTTCTCCCATTCAATGGCACTCTTCACTTGAAAACCTCTGTTTGAAATTTGTTTCATAACTTGATCTAGAAAGTACATCATCTGTTCTAGATACTTGATTTTTGCTTCTAGGTTAATGATTTCCTCATCAGACTCTAGATAGACCTTCATCTTTTCAGTTGTTTTTATATGAGATCCAAATGGTTTAGCAGCATACGTTTTAGCATCTGCTTCACCAGAATAATACTCACGTTTTTCCTTTACTAATTTACGAATTTCAAACTCTAAAGAAGTCTTAATCTGTGATATGTCAGTGTAATGGTTTAAGTATTTATTATGTTGAAAAGGGATGTCTAATGCAAGTTGTCCCAGATCAGCACTGTATTGTTTGTTCTTAAATTGAAAGTCTACATGACTATCTTCTGCCCACTCTTCTCTTAGTTTTTGAAATCTATTATGAAGAGAATCAAAATTCATATTTTCTTAAATGATTTATCACGTAGAAAGAACTGCTGATGTTTAAATGTAACTTGTGCAGTAATGTATTCTACATCTCCTATTGTAGCATCAAATTGCAAATTTGTCAGTGCTACAGGAAATAAATTTTGATAGTCTACTACAAATGCAGGGTTGTATGCACTGGTAGTAATTAATAATTGTCCATTAGAAAATATATCTTTTTCTGGTGTCTCACGTGCCATCTGATCTGCGTTACCATTGTCACGCATCCATTTGTATATGCTATTATAGTTTTTTAAATCTTCATCTACAATAAAAGTTACTGTTAGATCACCAAACTCTATTCCTCCACCAGGTATAATAGGCAAATTTCTAAATTGACTTGCTACCTGTGTTGTAGGCATATTAATGTCAGGAAGGTTTGCTGATTGACAAAAGAAATCTACACCCTCAAACTTTTCAAGTTCAAGAATAAAACCAATAGGATTTAAAAAGTTCCTATTTGTTGGTTGCTCTTTGTACCAATCTGCTCCGCCTAAAGGCATGTTAATATCTCTACTACTTATTATTTATCTAAGAGATCAAACATTATTCGCAACAACAAATGTGCAAACAATCCTATCGTGACTGCTTGCACTATTTTTATTGATACTATGAAGTGATCGTAACTCACAGTTGAGATGATACTTGATCTTTTATCGCTTCTACTACGTCTTGTACAATACTTACATCAATACCCATGAAAGGAGGTATCAGTCCCAGTGTTCTAAACAGACCATCGGCGAACAGTGCCATGAATGTAAACCCAAGTACCATGCTAATTTGACCAGCGTTTCTATTATGCTGATTGATAGCAAAATCTATCATCTCTGCAACTTCTTCTTTACTAACCATTGTTTGCTTCTTAGTTGTAATAGTTGGAGATTTTTGTTTTTGTTTTCTAGAGATTAACTCTCTACCGTACTGAGATAAGACCATGATTCTATTTGGTTGTGGTTTAGTAATTGTCATCTTCATCCTTTTCATCGTCCCAGACGATGTAAGGACCATGCTGCATTCGTTTTAGTTTGTCTGTTTCAGATCTAAATTTTACTGTCTCAGACAACCAGATGGCAAGTTTAATCACCACGAATACCACCGCCATTGGTGATAAGCATAACAACAGTATAACAGATGATTGGTTCATTGCCAATATTCGTCTAGAATATCAAGAGATTTGTTTAGATACTCGTTAGCACCTATACATTCCCATTTGCCTTTTTCTCCAATCTCACATTTATAATGCAGTTCCCTTTTGAGTTGCATTAACCTGTTGGTCATTGCTACTTTGTCGAGTCTACCGTTCATGTTTTTTCTGTATACCTACACTACTATTTAAACATAAAAAAAGGGATCCCGTAGGATCCCTGTATGTATTTCCTAACATTGTTAGGTTGTTTTCCACAATTTGGTAACACGCATTACCGTTATTGGGATTATGTTAAGTTAGCAACTCTAACTCTTCTGTAGTACTGGTTCTTACCGTGAGTAAGAGCTTCAGCATCAGGAGTGCTTCCGTTAAGTACAAATGGGTTAGCAACCATACCGTATCTAGTCTTGAAGCCAATCTTGGGCTGGAAGGTAGATGGGTCAATGCTTCTGAGCATTTGTAGGGGAACATATGGACAATAGAATAATCCAGCGTCATAAGGAGATGTACCTTTGTATCCTACAACATAGTAGTGTGTATTAGATACGTTTGCTGAATAAGGATCAACATAAACTTTGATGCGACCATTCATTGTACCAACTAAAAGGTTACCTGTGTCGTCTACTTCACCAATAGAAGGACCACCAGCACCTGTTAAACCAGAAGAGTAGTCTAGAGTACCAGACATAGCAAGGGCACTTGCAACATCAGCAGATGTTAGGATAAAGTTACCCTTTCCTCTACGAGTTTGCTGTGCGATTGCGTTTGCATCTCTTTCGATTTGGAACATAAGTCCTTTGAATTTCTCAACAGACCATCTTCCATTACTGTCTACGTCTAAATCAAACACACCAGCGTTTGCAACGTTGTTTTGTGCACCAGACTTAGCAACTGTGTAAACAGTTCTAACAACCTCACGGTTGATTTCTGCAAGGATCTCACTAGAAAGTAAGTTAGCAAGTTCCTGCTCTGCATCAAGACCGTGAATTGCTTTCAAGTCTTGAGCAAGTTCGAGAGTGTACTCTGCTTTTAATGCTCTTGTTTTAGCAGTAACAGAAGTCTTCTCGATACTGAAACTCATCTCGTTGAAGAGAGTAGATCCAGAACCTAGAACTTCAGCATCTTCTCTAGCGATATTACCAGCAGTACGCTCGTAGTTACCAGCAGTTGTACCACCACCAGTAGCATCGTTAAGTAAACCTGGGTTAGCATCAGTTGCTCCACCGTCTCCAAGAGGAGATGCAGGATCGTTGAATGCAGCAGGTCCTTGTGTGTTACCAGAGAAGTTAGGATCTGGTTCGTTGAAGAGTGCTTCGTTTCCAGCTCTTAGAGCAGCACCATTTTGCTGATAGTGTGACTTCATCGCAAAGATTAGTCCTGTAGGACCGCTCATTGGTTGTACACCACAGATGTCGTATGCTACAAGGTTTGGCATAGCACGACGGATGAGGCTAATCATCACTGGGTCGAAACCAGCAAGACCACCTGTTTTAGTTGTAAGTCCAGAACCAGAGAGACCGTCTGCACCAATGGCACCAACTGTGTTGGATGCTTCATTGATCATTCCACGCTCTTCTCTTAACTGAGACTCAGTGTTTTCTAACAAAACAGCGGTAACTGCCTTTCTATAATTGTCTTTGATGGCACCAGCACCTTCATGACTTAGAACAGGGTTCCACTTTTCTGTTAGAGCTTTTGAGTTAAACATTTGTTTAATTGCTCCGTTTTAGAAAAATTGGGGGATATAATTTATTGCCAGCGATTCATAGCATCAAGGTATTGTGCCATTGCTGGACTAATATCCTTATCTGATGCTCCATCTACTGGAGTTTCGTCTGCAACTTCACTTTGTGTTACAGTTTTTTCTGTGAAGTAAGACTCTTTGATAGTTGTTACTTTCTTAGAGAACTCTTCCTCAGTTGTAAACTCTAGACTCTCAGCGAGTGCAGCGAGTTTGTCCTTCTGAGTATCTGCCAATCCATCGGAAACTTCGTTCACGATATTTTTTCTTGCAGTCTCGTCTAGACGTTTTTGTAGTTTCACATTAGCTTTGACCTGTTCGTCAAGCTTGGTTTCCATCTCACGAATAGAGTCAGCCATACCTTCTACCACATCGACTTTCTCGTCTGGGATAGAAATGTAGTGCTCCTCAAAGAGACCCTTAAGACCCGCAATGAAGTCTTCGGTGATCTCATTTCTTATTCCACGGTCAACAGCAACTTGATTTTGCTCCATCCATTGACCTATGGCGTAGTTCACTGTGCCATCTACTTCCTCGGAAAGCTCTGCCTTAGCAGCGTTTACTTGCTTATCGAGTTCTGTAGCAAAGTGTTCTACAAGCTTGTCGTACTCTTCAGAGAGTTTTGCTTTGATTGCTGCTTCAAAGATAGTCTTCGCTTTCTCAGCAAACTCTTTTGAGAGTTCTGTTCCCTCTAGTAGGGCGTTGACATCATCGGAGACATCAAGGTCTTCGTATGATGGTTTGATTGGATATGTAACCTGAGAACCTGTTCCAGTTCCGTATGCTGCATCAGCACCAACTGTAGGTTGTTTACCCATATCACCAGCATCACTAATGTTAGATGTTTGAGCAGATCCATCGCTTTGTGCTGCCTTGTCTCCTACAGGAGCGGCTGCCTTAGCACCTGGATTGTCTTCTCCATCATCATCATGCTCATTAGGAGTTGTGGATGTACCACCTAAATCTGCAGGAGCAGATTGTCCATATGATTTACCAGCATCAACTGTGGGCATAGGATCTTTTCCTGTACCATTTGATGTCTGTGCATCAGAAACTTGAGATGGTTCGCTACCTGTGCCTGGTATGACGTTTGCGGAAACAGTCGGCATAGGGTCGCCTTCCACGATAGTCACTTTTTGCTCGGTAGCAAACTCTTCAAATTTTTCGTTAAGTTTATCTGACATTAGAGTTTACCTTAATAATTTTCCGTATAGTGATATGAATTATTTATAGAATCAAAGATTTGAGAGGAAATGCTCAAAAACTTGGAGCGTTTTTGCCTCTACATCACGGCGACTTGCGTCACTCATTATCTTTTTATATTTAGCAACTTCAGTTTCCTTTAGTATACCGTTACACCAAACCCATTCTTTACCTTCCATGATTCCATTTACGAAAGCATCGGGTGCGGAGGGGTCTGCTACTATATCTGCAGCAGTGGTGAGCATGAAGTCATCACGCACAACATTGCAACTTTCTTGTTTGTCGATGCTTCCCATACCACGTGAGGAAACACCTAACTGAACACCTTCGCCAAGTAAGTTCTTAGCGATGTTACCCATTGGTGTATCTAGGATCTGTGCCTTACCAATAAAATTATTTCCCTCTGCTTTGAGTGAAGTAATTCTATGAGATACTCTATCAAGATTGATAGTAGGACCATCGGGATGTCCAAGTTCACCGAGAGCACGTTTTGATTTTACATACTCCTCATTGTATCTCTTAACCTCACGGTCAAGAACAGCGAAGGGGTACATACGACCATTGCGATTTTTTAACTCAGATTGTAAGAACACTCCTTCAATATAAAGAAGTTTCTTTCCGTTTTTCTCTTCTGTTATGAGTTTAACGTCTTCAATCGTTTCCGTTATCAGTTTCATTGCTTGGTATCTGTGTCTCGGTTGGTTCATCAAAGAATGTATTAGCAACCACTTTCTTGTAATCTGCCATTGCTTGAGAAGCTTTGCCAAATAACATGTCATGGATTGCATCAATTGCAGACGCTCGTTGGTTATTGTCAATCTTATCGACAATATCTACAGCACCAAGTTCTTTGTTAACATCTGTATTTTCAGTCATAATATTCTTGTAGCAATTATTATTTATTATTATTTGTTGGTTTAGATGCGGAAACTGGTGGTTTTGGTGCACGTTTCTCCTTATCTAACTCTCTTTCTACAGCATCATCAGCCTGTTGTGCTTGAATTTCTGGAGCAAATGCAGCGTTCTGACGATCCATAGTGTCAAATGTATTGACATCTTGTGGCGACATAACTATACCAGCATCAATCTCTTGCTGCATCTCCTTATCTAACTCTCTCATATCTCGATTAGTTTGACCAAGAACTTCCTTACGAATATGTGCCACGGAGAAGTATTTGCCAACGAAAGGATCCATCTGTGTGACAGTTGCTATGCGTTGGTTAAACATCTCAATGTTCTTTAATTCATTGAAGTGATTGTCGAATAAGAAGTCATACTGTATATGCTCTTTCATATCTTCCCAATCTTCTGGAGCGATAACTCCTTTTAAAATGAGTTGAGTCTTAAGCATGTCTTGGAACATCTCACTAAATCTTT